AGGCATATATTTTATTTTTTACCACTTACATAACTCTAATTCAGTAGTAATTTGTACCGTAAATAGTTGAGTAGGGTCACTAGTGGTAAACTTATAAACTCTACTTCTCGATTGACCTAAATTAAACCAGATAGCTCTAGTGAAGAACGCTCCAGTAGGTCCTAAATTTCTAAGAGGAAATCCTCGGAAAGTATTCGCCGAATCATCTGATACATATAGTGATAACTCAGATCCAGAAAAACCACCTTCTCCAGTAGTACAAATAATTTCTAGACGTCTATGGACAATTCTATTATGGTCTTTATAGACAGGTTGGGTAGTAAAACTGCAGATTTGCTGAATACCGAACTCTTGAGAAGAATTTGTATCTAAAAACCCAACCCCATTGCCGGCACTATCTCCTACGAATTGTCTACCATAGGTATTAATATACGATAAAGCTCTCCAATATCCTAAACCAAAGGATTCTAATTCGAACCATTCTCCGGTTAAACAATCGTATACTATAGTTCTAAATGCTGCGGGTATAACTAGTATCCATAAAGAATGCCCAGCTATACTAGGAGTTAAAGCATAGCAACCAGTAAGATTAGCATGCTCAAGAATAGCTTCTATACCACTATTGGATACTCTTTGCGGGGTTTGTCCATTCTTACGTCTAATAGTTAAATCACTAGCAACCCAGAATAATGTTTGGTCTTGTAACGCTACCGAATACGCCGCTAAGGGGTGGCATCCTATTTCCATAAAACTCTGAGGAGCTGTAGAGAAAGGACTTCCAATAGGATTACCTACGTTTACGTATCCTTCGGAAGTCCAAGTACCAAATAATGTAATTTCCCTATGATCCACACCCATGCCCACGTACTTATCAGTACCAAACTCTCTAGGAAATATAGCATTAGTATTGAAGGATATTTGATTAGGCCCGGAGATAAAATTACCATCATCATTATAGAATTCCTTTCCATTCATAGCTAGAAATACAATATAGCCATCCAGAAAATGAATATCTATAGCTCCTAGAGTAACCACAGGAGTTACGGTTATCTGAGAAAAAGGCGGACCTGCTAAAGTACCTGTAGTAAAAGTAGCACCAGTAGTTGTACCTGCTACAGTAGTTAAATTAGAACCACCTAAGGTAGTTAAAGTAAATGAAGTAGAGCCATTAGTTTCACTTATCTGGTATATAGTAGGATTAGAGTACCCAGCAATTGAACCAGATCCAGAAAAAGTCCCCGATACAGTTACTTGCATCCCTACTGTTAAAGTAGTAGCACTACAAGTAAAATCACCTATAGTATCGGCAATTTGTACACTACTAAAAGTAACTAAAGTAGAAATAGTATTAGGACAGTAGGTATAACACAAAGCAGTATTTGGTACCAAGATTACTAAGCACTGAGTATTATCCGTCATCCGTACAAAACTAGTACCAGCAATTCCTGTACCTACTTGAGTAGCTGTACCAGAAGGGGTAATACTATAAAGAGATTGACCTACTACAGCGTATAGTGTACCTTGCATCATCCATAAACCTCTGACAGGTTGTCCGGGAGCAGGATTTGTAAAAGAGGTAATACCAGCCCACCTACGAAGAATAGAAGGAGCTGATTCTTGGTAAGGATTACCTCCTTTAAGTTCTTGGAGAACAGAATCTGCAGGTACAGGTTCACTAAAGCAATTAACTAATCTCTTACATGATACTTCAGAATCATTAGTAACATAGGAACCTATAGGCAGTGGAATACTAGCCATTATCGTGCTAAATCGTTATGAACTCGAGTAGCTTTAGCTGAACTTGTCTCCTGATTAATAGATGCAGCTAAAATATTCTGTTTTAATTCATAGATTATATCTAAGCCTTTACCAGGAATTGTTGCTGAATTAATTAATTCTAAAAGTAGATTGCGTTGTAATTCTGTATCGAGTACCATTATGCACCTAAAAGTCCGTGAGTTTTAAGATCAATAATTAACTGAGATATTTGCTGGCCACATTGAGCTAAAGTAGCCGAACTACCAGGAAAATTACTTATTCTACCTGCATTCGTAGGAGTACCGTATCCGGTAATTTGAGAAGCTAATACTTGTACGCTATTAATTTTTATTACACCACCATTAGGCATATTAAGGCCACCTAAATGATCAAAGGTAAATCTCTGGGTACCACCTCCATCGAGAAACTCTACAAACCCCCCCGAGCCCATTGCGACTATAAAATCTCCTAGAGAATCTCCGTAAATATATGGGCTAGTACCAAAAACAGATCCACCAAAATTAATTCCCTGGGAAGCGGTAGTACCTAGTTTAATAGCTGCCGAAGAGAACGTACCTTGAGTGGTATCTATAAATGATACAGAAGTAGTAGGATTACCAGCTTGAACTCCGAAATGTGTACCAGTAATAAAAGCAGTAATAAAACCATTAGCCCAAGTACCATTAGATACTGACCCTACTTGGCACACTGTAGCTGGAGAAGCTATACTAAACATATTAAATATCAAACCAATAGATTGATTAGATATAGTAGTACCAGCAGCAGGCTCAACGTCAATCTCTATACCTCTAAGGGTACAGCCATTTACCGACTCGTTTCTAGCAATAAAATTAGCGCCAAAAACACTTGTATTAGCCGTCTTAGCTACTGCATCCCCAATTACAGCGACTACATTAGCAGTAGCAGCATTATTACTAGCGAAAGCAAATAAAGTAGTAAGAGGACCAGAAGCTCCTTGACCAGGTACCGTTGTATTAGTAAATTCTTTATTAATACCGAAGAAACTATAACTATTTGTGCCCCAGGCAGCCCCCTCATTCTGTAACCTAAAATTACTTGGAGTAGCTTCAAATAAATTATCTACTCTCATTAAGGGGTACGAGACAGGATTATTAGCCCCTAAAGTCATTACTGTAACTGGAGTAGGAACTGTAGGATTACTAGTTTCTGGGAAATTACCAGGAGGAATAGTAACTAAATTATTAGAAGCTGCTGCTGTAGTTACAAAAGGAGCTATATTTACGCCACTAGATGCACCGTATCTACGCACATCTCCATATTGATATAGGAAATTAATATTCTGTTGTTGTATTCCAGCAGTGAACTCTGTTGGTGAGTAGGGATACAAGAGGCTACCTACAGTAGTTCCATCAGCAGAATACACCATTAATTGCCCAGATATAGTGGCATTAGAAAGAAGAGGTAAAAGTTGTCCTACTAATGACATATTAGATCCAATTTGGGCCGCCCCACGGACCACCCTGTGGCCGAGATAGTTCGGAGAAATCTGCTTCGAAATACTGAATAGAGCGTTTAACTAATTGTCGTACTGCTTCTTGTATTTCGTTAAGTAATACGGGATTCTGAATAGTAATACCATAATGAGCTGATAGGCGTTCACAAAGCCAAAGCTTAACGCCGTATATATCAGCATCTCTAATAGGAGCAGTAGCTGCTACATTGGTTTGAGTGTACCACCCAAGACGTAGTCCGTCTGCACCTTCGTTATTCAAACCATCATTAAGAATGGTAAATGCCTGGGCGGTCTGTTCCGCACTGGGGGCTGAGTTCTCATCAATTACTCCTATCTTCTGGAAAGCTTCGGTAATAATTGCTAAATTAGTTGTAGGCATAGCCCCTCCACTAAGAGCCGGTTACTCTCCACCAGCAAAGTCTCGGTCCTATGATAAGGTATAGATCCCGTTACCTAAATTAATAATATAAAATAGTTAATATTTATTATTGAGGTTGGTCTACTATAAATATCTCCCAATTTGAGGAAAATAATTTCTTAGCCATAAAAGGCCCAGCACTAAGTCCCCAAGAAGTTCCATTATTTATAGTATCTCCAGATGAGGGATAAATATGAGTTCCATTAGTCCCTACTCCAGAAGGAAAAAATAACCACACTTCTGATCCTATGGGGGAAGATGCGGGTAAAATAACTCCAGAGCCCGCAGTATTGCTAGGAGTAACCTCTAATACGGTCTTCTTAGCATACTGCGTTATCTGCGTTGCAGTACTAGCATCTGTACCTCCAGCTGTAATTATATCGAGGGTTTCTCCGTCTTGATAAATCATAGCTGTAGGAGATGCTGGTGATACAACTGTAGTCATTAAGCCACTCTAATCCATGTGCGGGGACCAGCACCTTTGGTATTATCTCCGTTAAGAGTATATTCATAACGAAGAGTAACACCAGCATTGAGACCTGAACCCCCAGATAGGGCCGTACCTATGATATTATCGCTTACAGTAGATCCGCTTGTACTAGTTGAGGCAGAACCTGGATAACTAGTAGCAGGATTAACAGTAATAGCAGTGATATTAAAAGTATTTACCGAATTTGAAATCTCCGCAACAGCCCCATCGGGAGGATTCTGTGGAAGAGTTACCGTAGCAGCAGCCAGAGTAGCTCCAATATGAAAAACAATTTTGTTGTTATTCATCTGGAAAGTGGAGCCCGTTACCAAACCTCCCGTGACGCCCTGAAGCGCCACGTTGGTGTAGAAATCGAACGGAGAGCCAATAACGTCTGACTTGCCATAGCCAATTAGAGTCGTCATATTTTATATATCCTTTGATATAGTTAAGGTATAAAATTTAACAAGCTTTGCTTGTATATCTTATATATCCTTAGTTATTAGGCAGGAAGGTGAATCAATCGTACAGCCAGTTCCGGGTAGGCAAGGGTCTCACCAGAGATGGTATCGATACGAGCTGGCAGCAAGTCGTTATTCGGATCCCACTGCTGGGCGAAACGAATATTGTAGCCTTCGAAAGATTCTTGGGCCGTGAACTTGACCAACTGAGACAGATCCAGCATCGGCGGATTAGCGAATACGATCGCATCTCGGTACCAGGCAAGCGATTGCTTAATGAGAGCACCGGAAACACCAGCCACAGGACCACCCATTACGGTGATAACGGCGTTAGCTGCCGGCTGAGAATCTACGTTCTGATAAGCACCGCCGTAGATGATGCCCGGACTAATACTTACAGTAATAGCACCCGAAGTATCCGAAACAGTCGTATTAACTACAAACTGCTTCAAGCGACCAAGAGATACCTTTGACTCCGGATCTACGTCGTTAACGCTAGCGATAGTAATCACATCCCCAGCATTAAGAGTCGTAGCACCCGAGTTCCATCCCGAAGTAACCAGATTGGTAGACGAGATAAAGACGTTCTGAGAACCGCTATTACCCTGACCACCGCCAGAAACTACTGGAGTACTCGAAGCCACCGTACCGATCGTGTGAGCCGGAAGCTTGGTATTGCGGAAAGCCACAAAGCCTGCTACCTTATCAGCAATCACACCCTCCAACCATTCATCGGAAATGCTAGCTTGAGGATTAAAGAGGCCCTTATTATCCAATACGAACTCGTACGAAGCCTGTGGGTTTGCAGTCAAAGTCCGACGATCGTCCTCCGGAGCCAGAGTTTCCGTCAGGAAGCGTTCCGCCTGCAAGACAGTCTGGAAGCTTACTGGAGTATTGTAAGCTCCGACGAACTTGGGTACCGAGTTGGTAACGTTTGCCACGTCAACCTCAATGAGAGCTGCCACCTTAGCCATTGCGGGCTCAAGCACCTGCTCCTCGAAGTTATTCAACTGCATCGCTCGCTCAACCGAGGTGAAGTTAATATCCACACCACGCTGGTTAACCACGCTCAGAGTAGCGAATCGCTGCACCGAGTTCTCAGCATTCATCGCCGCTCCCTTACGACCTACGTACTGATACGGAAGCCTAATGGAGAGCTGCTGACCAAGGATCACACCCTGGATAGGACCAGGAAGCAAACTCTGGTAATCCCGGTTCGTTCGACCGGTCATATTGGCCTTAGCGTGCAGGATGATCAGAGCCTTCCTTGCAACCCACTGGGCCGTTAAAAGGGAATTAGCCATATTATTTTAAACCTCTATTGTTATCGGAAAGCAGTACGCATCTTCATACGTTCCTGCTTAGATTGAAGTTTCCGCGACCGTTCATGTTGCACGAACTCTTCCATGGACATAATTCCCAGATCTTTCGATATTGGG